ACGTACCATCGCTATCTTGATATTCTACGGTTATGCCACTTTCTGTATTGCTAGTGACCATTGCACCAACAATATCTTGCACACGTTCAGCATTTACTGTGACTGCACCACTTGATACCGTGAAATCAGTACTGTCAAAAGATGCAATACCCTTGTTAGAGTCGGTGGCATCTTCGGCACTTATGGTAATAGCTGCAGACTCACTACCACTGCCTGAGATATCTATTCCCTCTCCTGCTGTTGCTGTAGCGATGTAATTACCAGTGGTATCTGTACCAAGAGCCACCGAATTAGCTTGAATGGTGGTTGTAATAGTCAGATCACCAAGATTAGTCAGCGTACCTGAACCTGCTACATCACCACTAAGCGTTATAACTGGGTCACTTACATTAAAATCTAATTTGCCATTTGTATCGTCATAAGTTACTGCAATACCTGATTCTGTGTTGGAACTTACCATTCCACCTACTAAATCTTGTACGTATTCAGTATTTAGACCGACTGTTACAGCAGCACTTTCAGAACCACTGTTTGCTACGTCTATTCCACTATTGGAAGCTGCAAGAGTAGCTAGATAATTACCTGTTGTATCTGTGCCTAAAGCTACACTATTGGCTTGGATTGTTGCTGTTAGTGTTGCACTAGCAAGATTGGTTATAGTTACAGAACCACCAAGATCACCTGCAAGACTGATTACAAAATCGTCAGCATTAAAGTCTAGCTTTCCGTTGGTGTCGTCATAAGTAACAGCAATACCACTTTCGGTATTACTTGAAACCATAGCACCTACAATGTCTTGGATTCTCTCTGTCTGTATGGTTACAGCACCACTAGATACGCTAAAGTCTGTTGCATCAAAACTTGCAATACCTTTATTGCTACTTGTAGCATCTTCTGCAGATATTGTTACTGTAGCTGTTTCAGAGCCGCTACCACTAACATCTATACCCTCACCTGCACTGATCTCAGCAACATAGTTGCCTGTGGTGTCAGTACCTAATGCTACACTGTTATTGATTACTGTTGCAGTTAATGTGGCATCGCCTAAGTTAGTTAAGGTGACATTACCACTCAAATCACCTGCTAATGTGATTGTAGGTGACTTATTTATGGTAGTTGCACTATCAATATCACCACCGTTTATGTCTACGGTGTTTAATATAGGTGCTGTTAATGTTTTGTTGGTAAGAGTCTGTGTTCCAGTCAATGTTGCTACTGTAGAGTCAATGGCAACTGTTAAAGAGTTACCTGAACCCACAGTATCAATACCTGTACCACCTGCAACGGTTAATGTTTCGCTACCGAGTACAATAGATAAAGCACCACCACTATCGCCTTGAAAATCAAGATCAACACCTGATATTTGGCTATTTACGTATGCTTTGATAGATTGTTGGGTTGCAAGGGCAGTATTGCTGTCTGAACCCATATTATCTTCGTCAAGAATAGAAGATACTGTTTGTCCTGAATTAAATGTAAGGTTTGGTATTTTAAAGTTAAGGCTATTAGCAAGACTGTTAGTTGATGCTAGCCATCTTGTGTTGGCATGGTCATAGATTAGACCTGCACCATCGTCTGTAGAGCCTACAGGGTACGCATTGGCAACACTTGCACCTAATATCGTGTTTGGACCTTCAGGACCTTGTGTTCCTACGGTAACAACGGTAATTGCATTGGTATCTGCTACCTCTACGGTATTAATGGTATCGTTGTCGCTAACTGTTACTTTAGATATTGCCATTATTTACTTATGTTTGGTCTGACACTGTAAGTGCCTTCTAGTATTCTTGTTACAACACCACCACCACTTACTATCTCTAAATCATACACACCATCATCTACAGTCATACTTGCTGTATCTGTTGCTGATATTGTGAGTGTTACTGTTCCTGCATTACCACCTAAAGATATTCTGCTGTTACCTGTGGTAAGGGTTAAGACTTCAGAGCCATCAGCATTTTTACGCAAATCCATCTCGGCACTTGCATAACCTGTTAAATCAACTACTGCATCGCTTGAATCTTTAAGCGTAAGAACTTTTGAAAATGTAGCACCTTGTTCTATAACGAAATGGTGGAAACCTGCTGTCATTAAAAATCTCCAATGTGTACATGGTATCTACCACAAAGTGCATCTGCTCTGTTAATAATATCATCATTAGTGTAATTTGCCATAGTGTTTATGACCACTTCTTGCCTTCGTACCAACCAACAAGGGCATATCGCTTACCTCTTGTGACTTTATATACGCTATGGGGTAAAAATGATGGAAATAAAAGCATAGAGCCTTTTTGTCTTAATGTTTCGCTTGTAGGGTTGGCAATGTTGCAACCAAACTGAAAATCACCCCCATCATAGAGATTGGGGTCTGTAAGTTGTAAGGTTATGCTTAATTTTCTGTGTGACTCGCTATCATTGATGTTGGTATCAATATGTTCAACATAGAAGTCACCTACGTTGTATTCTGCTATTTGAAATTCGCAAAAACCATTTAGATTGAAACCAAAACATTCTCTATTGGCTACAGTTATAAATGGCTCTAAAAGTTTTTGAAACTCTGCTTGTTGTGGTGTTCCGTATGGAAACTTGTTGATCTTGGAACTGCGTACAGATTCCTTGTGTGCAAAGTGTTTGTCCCCTACCTTACCTTTCTGTGCTTCAAAGTCATTCCAGTTACCTAGTATGTCAGCACAAACGTCTGTAGAAAACTCTGTGTCATACAGATACCAAAGTGAGTTCATGACTCACCTTATGATTTTTTCTTGGTAGTTTTCTTTGCTGTTGTCTTTTTAGCAGTGCTTTTCTTTTTAGTAGCTTTTTTCTTAGGTGCTTTACCACCTTCCCATGCTTCATTAACATCAGGAGTACTAGGATCGTCACCTTTAAGTGTACCATCTTCGTTTCTTGCTCTTTTGATGTCAGCTTCTACTTCTACTGATTCTTCTGCACTGTCTGCTTTGACTTCCATAGCCCAACCATTCTGTACAAATGCACTCATTAAGCTATCTTGCCAATCTTCTTTAGCATCAACTATTTCGTCAAGTTGATATAGCTTTACCTGTGTACCCTGTGAATCGTCTGCTCCTGCTTTTGGAACTAAGATTTTGTATTTTTTTCCTGCCATTCTCTTTACCTATAAAAAAGTGGGGGGTTTAACCCCCCCAAAAAGTCTAATTAACGACTTGAGTTGCTATCAGCATCTACATTGTGTCTTGGATGACCTTTGATAACTGAAACAGCAATCGGTGTGCCATTAGAGTGTGTGCCTGTAAAATCGGCAACAACTCTGACATACCTGTTACCACCAACATAACCAATAGAGGTTACTTGTGGTGTTTCGCCATTTGCATCTAAGGTCAAAAAGATACCTGATGAATCAACTGCTCCGTCAGTTACAAGGCTATTGCTTGTTACTGCAGACCATGAAGAGTTATCAGAAGAATCTTGAAGAATGAAGTCAACCTTCACACTTGAAGATAAAGTATCTCCTTCAACACCTGTATCTACAACGATAGTAGCTGATTCAAAGCCTTGTAGATCAATCCCTGTACCATTAGTATCAGAAGAACCGACAACAGGGGCAATAGATTGTGCAACTGAAATATTGTTAGCTAAATCTCTCATATATCACCTACCTTATGTTGATACTTTTTGTTTTACTATAGCTTCAGCTTGA